TCAGTACCATCTACATTATTTGATTTAAATACAAACGTAACAACTTTTTCTGGTACATTTAGAAATTGTAGAGCATTAACAAATGTGTTACAATTTACAAATAATATAAATGTAACAACATTTACTAATTTATATAATATGAGTTCTACAACAAATGCCTTAGTTGGTACTGCACCCGAATTGTGGAATAGAACTCCAATCCCAGCTGGAACTGAAGCATTCAACAATTGTACGGGACTATCAAATTTTGCATCAATACCTGTAAACTTTAAATAATATGCATTTACGAATTATAGATGAAACAATAAACTATCCGTATAGTATTACTCAATTAAGAGTAGCATTTCCAAATGTAAGCTTACCAGCTGAATTAACGGATGTATCACTTGTAGAGTGGGATATGTATGTAGTTACTCCAACTATTATGCCAAATGATTATACAAAAAATATTACCGAAGGAACTCCTGTTTTAACGAATGGTGTATATTATCAAAATTGGATTCAAACCGATGCATCTCAAAGTGAAATAGATTATAGATTAGAAAATCAATGGTTTATTATCAGAGAAATTAGAAATGAATTATTGACAGAATGTGATTGGACACAATTAGCAGATATTCCGTCCGAAACAAAAGCAATTTGGTCTGAATATAGACAATCTTTAAGAGATATTACATCTCAAACTAATCCATTTAGTATAACTTGGCCTGTGAAACCTTAAAAGGAAAATAGTTTATATTTATACCTATAACAAAAGTATATAAATATAAATGATTATACACAGTCCTATATTTTCTGGCTCAATTACACAAGCTTCATCTGCTTACGCAAATTTAAGTGGCTCATTTACAGGTTCTTTAACTGGTTCATTTAAAGGTACAATTGATGTACAACAAGCATCATTTGCTAATTTAGATATAACTAATAAATTATCTGTTAGTGGTTCTATAATTATGACGGGTTCAATGAATCTGACAGCTGGTGGATATTTAGTTGATGGTGTAAGTGTATTAGATTCAGCAATAGCTTTTGCAATAGCATTAGGATAAAAAAATAAAAAGAAATGGCAAACGCATTCAAAAATAGTATTACGGGTTCTGTTGGAACAACTGGTGTGAAAGTATATGAAACACCTGCAGCAACATCAACAACAATTATTGGAGTTAATATAGCAAACTCTGTATCACAAAATATATCAGTAAGTGTAATGATGAGAGATACATCAGCTAACAAAGCTGTTTTTTTGGTTAAAGATGCATTAGTAATGCCTGGTAGCTCAAATATATTAGTTGGTGGAGAACAAAAGTTAGTATTAGAAGCAACTGATTTTATTTCGGTGACATCATCGTTAGCAAATTCAGCAGATGTAATTGTTTCAGTTTTGGAAATAACATAAAGTTTTAGATAATGGAGTATTTGGGTAACAATCCTAATGGTTTGAATCAACTAAGCTCAAGTTTAGTTTCTTTGTTTGTAAGTGGGAGTAAAATAGTAAACTTTTCATCGGAATCGGTGAATGTGGTTGGTAATTTTAGTGCTTCTGGTATTCAAACAAATTTAATTGGTTCTCCAACAAATTCAATACAAATAAAATCTAACGTTATCGTTAGTGGCTCTATATCCGCATCTTTATTTCAAGGTGATGGTAGTGGATTAACAAATATATCAGCAACATCAATTGGTGACTTAGATAAATTAAAATCAGGTTCTGCAATTGCACAAATTTCACCAAATAAAGGATTAGTAGTAAATACTGGTGTTACAATAGATAAATTTTTAATAGTAACTGGTAGTGGTATTTTCAAAGGAGATATAAGTGTAGCTGGAAAGATAACAACAACTGAATTATTTGCAACATACATTTCATCATCAATAATCTACGCAAGTGGTTCTAATAAATTTGGTGATAATGTAACTGATAGACAAGAAATTACTGGTAGTTTAAATGTAAGTGGTTCAATATTTGTTGGTGGAGAAACAATACCAACTGATAATACAACAAACGAAGTATTAGTTCTTAATACAACAACAGGAAGAATTAGTAGAAGATTCGCAGCAGCAACTTCTGGAACGTCTGGTACATCAGGAACTTCTGGCACAAGCGGTACATCGGGAACTTCTGGCACAAGCGGAACTTCTGGTACATCAGGAACTTCTGGTACATCTGGAACTCGTGGAACATCAGGTACAAGCGGCACATCGGGAACTTCTGGTACATCAGGAACTTCTGGTACATCAGGAACTTCTGGTACAAGCGGAAGTGGTGGTACAAGCGGTACTTCGGGAACTTCTGGAACTAGAGGTACATCGGGAACTTCTGGCACAAGCGGTACTTCGGGAACTTCTGGAAGTGGAGGTACATCAGGAACTTCTGGAACAAGCGGTACATCAGGAACTTCTGGAGTAGATGGTACATCGGGTTCTTCTGGTACACGCGGTACAAGTGGTACATCGGGAACATCTGGCACATCAGGAACTTCTGGAATAAGTGGGTCATCTGGTACGTCAGGAACTTCTGGTACATCAGGAACTTCTGGACAAGATGGTACATCAGGAACTTCTGGTACAAGAGGTACATCAGGAACAAGCGGAGTAAGTGGTAGTGGTGGTTCGGCTGGTACGTCAGGAACTTCTGGAACATCAGGAACTTCTGGTTCATCTGGTACAAGTGGTATTACAGGAGCTGGAGGACAAGGTGGTACGAATGGTTCTGCTGGTACATCTGGAAGTAGTGGTACAAGCGGCACAAGTGGTACTTCGGGTTCATCCGCATCTGCTGGTAGTGGTGGTACGGCTGGTTCATCGGGAACTTCTGGCACATCGGGTACGAGTGGCACAAGCGGTACATCAGGAACTTCTGGTACAAGAGGTACAAGTGGCACATCGGGAACTTCTGGAGCTAGTGGTACTGGTGGTTCATCGGGAACTTCTGGTACAAGCGGTACGAGTGGCACGAGTGGTACATCAGGAACTTCTGGCACAAGCGGTACATCGGGAACTTCTGGACAAGGTGGTGGAACAAAATATAATTTCTCAACAACAATAACTGATTCTGATCCTGGTAATGGGATAGTACAATATAATAATGGTACAATAGGTTCAGTAACTTTTTTATATATTGATAACTTAGACCAAAGTGGTAATACACAAACTGGTTGGTATGATACTTGGGATGATAGTACAACAACATCGGCTAGAGGTACATTAACATTAACATCTAGAGATAATGGCACGGTAAATAATACATTTAGAATTACAGCAGCTATAACAGTAGCTGCTGGTTATTATAAAATACCTGTTGCTTATGTAGCGGGAATTTTACCACCAAACTCATCTCAATTAACAATAAGTTTTTCTAGAACAGGTGATACTGGTACATCAGGAAGTGCTGGTACATCAGGAACTTCTGGTACAAGCGGAACAAGTGGCACATCAGGAACTTCTGGAGCTAGTGGTTCGAATGGCACATCAGGAACTTCTGGTACATCAGGAACTTCTGGTACGCGTGGCACGTCTGGTACATCGGGAACTTCTGGTACATCGGGAATAAGTGGTAGTAGTGGTACAAGCGGTACATCAGGAACTTCTGGTACTAGTGGAGTTAGTGGAAGTAGTGGAACATCAGGAACTTCTGGTACATCGGGAACTTCTGGTGTAAGTGGTAGTAGTGGTACATCAGGAACTTCTGGTACATCAGGAACTTCTGGAGTAAGTGGTAGTAGTGGTACATCCGGTACAAGCGGTACAAGCGGCACATCTGGAACTCGTGGAACATCAGGTACAAGCGGCACATCGGGAACTTCTGGAACAAGCGGAACATCAGGAACTTCTGGAACAAGTGGAACATCGGGAACATCAGGTTCGTCTGGCTCGTCTGGATTACTTTCATTAACTGGTACAACTGATAATGGTGTAATAACATTAAACGGAACTGCACCAAACGCAACCGTTGAAGCAAATTTAACTTTTAATGGTACAACTCTTGCGGTAACTGGTAACGCTACAATTAGTGGTGACCTTACTGTAAGTGGTACAACAACATATATTAATACAACAACTCTTAATATAGGTGATAATATTATTACACTTAACGCAGATATAACTGCAGCAACTGTACCAACTCAAAACGCAGGTATTGAAGTTAAGAGAGGTACTTTAGCAACAAAAGCATTTTATTGGGAAGAAGCAAACGATAGATGGTATGCAGAAGATGGTTTATATGTAGCAGGTAATGTAGTTCTTAGTGGAACTATTGATACTGGATTAGGTGCGACTGAAGTTTATTTAATGAATCAGAATGTTCGTACAAGTGATAGTGTAACATTCGCAAATATAACTGGACCTTTAACTGGTACAGCAACTTCTGCTAACCTACTAAACGCATTGGCTAACTATGGTTGGAGTGCATCATCTTTACCAAACACATTTGGACTAGGTATAACAAACGCATTTGTTTCATCAGCAGAAGGATTCCCAAATTATGGTTCTGTAATGATGATGAGAACATATGCGGGTGGTGGTGGTTCATTACAATTATATACACCATATTCTTCAACATATGGTGGTACTCGTTTAGGAGTTAGATTTGGTAATTATGATGTAAGTAGTGGTAATTCTTGGACTGGTTTTAAATATTTATTAGATAGTGTAAGTGACCCTTACGCTTATAATATGAACCAAAATGTTCGTACAACCGATTCTCCAACGTTTGCAACACTTAATATAACAAACGCTTCAAACGCAATAAACTTTAGTAATACAAATGAAGCTATATTAGAGCATACCGGAAACTCTACACCTGTTGCATTTGATTTAAGAAAAGGTGGTTCATCTTTTAGTGATGATGGGACATATGGTACATTACACTTAACAAGAACAAACCATAATAATTCAGCAACTTCTGTTGGTTCTAATTTACATTTCCAATTAAAAGATAGTGGTGGAACAATTAGAGAATATGCTGGTATTGGTGGCAGAAAAACTGAAGCTGGTGCAGCTGGTGGAGCATTATATTTCTATCGTTATAATAGAAGCGTATTAGGTTATTGGGATGCAAACGGATTATATGCATCAACTTTTTATGATTATGATAACTCAGCATATTATTTAAATCCTGCTAGTACATCTAACTTAAATGTAATAGCAATTCAAGGAGGTCTTGATTTTACTGGAGGTGCATATATCAGAAGTATGACAGCTGGTACATCATATCAACAACATATTCAGGTAAGAGAAACTAATGGATATGGTTCTAATAGTTCTATGAGTGGTGCACCTGCATTGGGATTCCATTGGAGTGGTATAGTTGCATCTAATATTATGATGGAAGCTAGTGGTAGAATTGCTATCTATAATAACCCTGGTACCTCATATGAAAACTTTATTGCAAATAATATATACTTTACTAATTATCTTTATGGTAATAATAAGCAAGCATTAGATACAACCGATTCTTATTTAAGATTAAACCAAACTAATGCATTTACTAATGGTATTTATACTCCATATAACTTTAGAGCAGATGGTACAATTTATGTAGGTGGTACAACTTATTATATTGCTTCATCAACATCAAACCTAAACGTAGTAAGAACTCAGCAAGTAACAACTCCATATCATAGTTTAACATCTGCATATTTTGGTGGTGGGAGTACTCCTTCAAATGGATACTTAATTACTACAAATATTGATTATAATACTTTCAATATGCCAACGGTTATTATTGAAGGATATGCATATGGTAGTGCTGTACCCATTCATTTACAAATTGTTTGGTATTCATATAATAATGGTATTATACAACAATCATTTACAAATTTAGGAAACTGGGATCCTGGTACTATTAGACTTGGTACAAACGGAAGTAGTAAATTATGTATTCACTTATCTAATAACATTTATTATGGTAGATTCAATGTAAGATGTATCTACGACCAGGGAAATGCCCCATTAGAAGGGTGGAGTATTCAGGGTGATGTATCATACACTGGTTTGAGTAGAATAACTGTTGTTCCACAAGTTAGTTTAACTACAAGCATTAGTGGTACTGCTGGTTCTGAAACTTTACAAACGGTAACCAATAGAGGTAATACTACAACAAACGCAATTTATTCACCTATCTATTATGACAATAATAATAGTGGATATTACACAGACCCTGCTTCTACAAATAACTTCAATCAAACGGAGCAAAATGGTAGAATGTGGTTTTCAAACTATTTAGTATCCCGTAACGATGGTGGTATGATGGGTAGTTATAACACTACTGGTACTGCTTCAAAAGTAATTTGGACTATCGGTGAAAGCTGGCCAATCGGTAATATGTATGGATTGGCTTATGAATACGGAAGTGGATATGACCATCACTTAGCAATGAGAAATAATGGTACAACTTATTCTCGTATAGGTTTTAGTGGTGGTATGTATATTACTGGTGATATTATAGCAAGTAGTATTTCATATGGTTACTCATCTATGAGGTCACCAATATTCTATGATTATAATAATACTGGATACTATGCAGATTTTAATGATACTGGTGTATCAATACTCGTAGCTGGGTCAGTAAATCATGCAACGTATAACAAATCAGCAACATTATTAAACGCAAGTGGTACTTCATCAGCTGGAGCAGCAATAGCAATTCAACAAGTAACTCCGGAAGGATGGACAGCAATATTCGCAGATTACGAACCATATACTGGATGGGGATTGTATCATGATAATCCATCAAACACATTTGGAATAACTGCAGAAGATTCAACCAATCAATTGAGAAGTTACACAGTACCTTCTAGAGTTAGTGGTAATAGAACGGCATATGAGAAAATAAGATTTGAGCAAGGACCTGGACACGTTTATATTGGTGGAAACACATACGCATCGGCATTTTACGATAGAAATGATACTGGATATTATTTAGACCCTAATGGTACATCTAATTTAGGAGGTTTAACTTTAGCAAGTAATGTTGCAACAGGTAGAAGTAGTTACGGACAAGGAACTGCAAACCTTGTATTATTAGCAAGTAGTACATATGGTAGGGCTACAATTGATTTTAGAAGTGGTGTAAACTATCCTTCTGATGGTGCACAAATTTACTATGAAACCGCTCAAAATGCATCAAGTGGTGAAACTTCTAGATTAGTTATCAGAACTGAAAATGATGCAGATGATTCTATTCTTATTAGAGGTGGTTATGTAGAGATAAACACCACTACTGTAGATGGTGGAAGTACAAACCCTGGACTTAGAGTACTATATAATGGTAACGCTAGAACATACACTTATAGTGATAATACAACGGAATTTGGTTCATTTAGAGCACCTATTTTCTATGACCAACAAAATACTGCATACTTCTGTGACCCTAATGGACGTTCTCGTCTATCATCAATGGATTATGGAGATGGTGGATATTATTTAGCTGGAGGTAGTTGGGGTTATAGACACAATACTCCTTATGGATATATTGAATTTGGACCGGCTAACTCTGGACACGCTCACATCTATACTGATAGAAGTAACTTCTATTTCAACGTATATCAAATGTATTTGAATGGTGTTAGAGTAGCAATGTATGATTATTGGGTTGGAAATATATATTTGGGAAGTGCAGGTAACTTCTACTCAACTATTTTCTATGATACAAACAATAGTGGATATTATTGTGACCCGGATGGTACAAATAGATTAAATTTTGTAAACTCAAACAATCATTATATCCAACCGGGTTATATGTTGTATTCAGACCATGGTGGATGGCAAGGTGAATACAATAAAATTCAATGGCATAGTTCGCATATGTATTTCCAAAACCAATCATCTGGATACTTTATTTTCAGAACTGATAGTGGTGCGGAAAGAGCATATATCAATAGAAGTGGTGACCTTTGGTTAGGATATTTGGGTTGGATGAGTAGTCACATCAACCAATCGGTAAGAACCGATGCTGGTCCTACATTTGCCGAAGTATATACCAATGGTTGGTTTAGAAATAATGGCGGTGGTGGACTATATTTTCAAGCATATGGTAGAGGTTTAAGAGCAGCTGATGCACAAGGTTCTTCTTATGGTAACGTATCAACTTATGGTGGTGGTAGAAACGGATGGTATGGTTGGGCAATCGATACGACTCATGTGTTTATGTCTACAACTGGTGACAACGTAGGTGTACATGATAACCGATATAGCTGGATTTGGTATTGGGATGGTGGGGCATTTAACGTTTATAGAGGATACACTTATATGGTGAACTCGGCACGTTCTCCTATATTCTACGATTCAAACGATACATCATTCTACTTTGATGGAAATGGAACTACTAGATGGCAGGGAACTGATGATTACTCTAAAATGAGAATCGGTTTGACTGGTAAAGGTAACTTCCGTAGAAATAACTACACTGGAGATAGTAACTATTGGATTGGTTCAATGGGATGGGGTACTGAAGATTTAAACAACGTTTGGAACTGGGGTAGTGGATTCTTTGATACTTGGTCTAATCCGGGTAACCAACCTCCGGGAACTTCACATTGGGTAGGGGTTCAAGCAGCTCACTATACTTGTGGATATGGTTGCGGATATGGATGGCAGTTAGCAAGTGGACCTGTATCAACAATGTACTTTAGAAATACTTGGTCTTCATTCACTGGATGGAGAGGTATGTTGGATAGTGGTAACTATTCTAGCTGGGCAATTGCTAGAGGTGGTGATACTGTAGATGGTAGAATTTATTTCATATACAATAGAGCATATTACGGAACTTCAACGGATTCATCAACATTACAGGCTTACACTACTAGTAACTATGGTGCATTCATGTCTTATCATAAAGGTGGATACTACGCTATCAACTTAGGATTGGATGGTGATAACGTATTCCGTTTAGGTGGTTGGTCTTCTAGATGGCCTCGTATGTATTGGGATGCAGATGGAGCAACTACTGTTGGTGTACCATATGTATTACGTTCAAACTTTGATAACTATGGTGGTGGTGGTTTATGGGTATCGGATGATGGTGACCTTTGTGACTTGAATGATGGTTACTTAGCATTAAGAGCTTCATATGGTTTGAGAATTCACACTGGTAATAGAGGTGGAGGTGCAACAATTGCATTAAGATATGATGGGCAAATTATTGCATCAAACAATATTATTGCATATGGTTCTCCTTCGGATATTAGATTAAAAGAAAATATAAAACCTTTACAAAATTCATTAGAGAAAGTAATGAAAATGAGAGGGGTTGAGTATGATTGGAAAGAAGGTACTGATGAATATGAAACAACTAGATTAAGACATGATATAGGTTTCATAGCTCAGGAAGTAGGAGATATCATTCCTGATTTAGTAAGAGCTGGTGATGATGGATATTTAGCAATTAGAGATAGAGGTATTCCTGCAATATTATTGGAAGCTATTAAAGAATTGAAAGCTGAATTGGATGAAACTAAAAAAGAATTAAAAGAATTAAAAGAAAAAATGAGTTTTGAGTAAAAACTATATATTTATATATATAAACGGAAATAACTATGGCAATTAAAATTAATACAACAATAGGAACATCGCAAGGTGTTACAAATGAAGCTTATGTAAGAATTTATCGTTATGTGGTAGATAGAAACAAAGGAGCTCTTGAATTGTATGTAAACGTATTTAAAAGTGAAGAAGAAGCTAATTTAATAGAAACATCAATAGCTTCTAGGGTTGGTTCTCCTATACATGATAGGTTTCTTGCAAAAGTTGATGCAATACCACATTGGCATTCTATTCCAATGACAGCATCTATAACCGAAGTAATCGATGGTAGGTCTTATTCTAAAACAGTAGCTGATTTTTCATCTTTGCAAGGAGCTGATATATTTGCACAAGCATATCCACTTTTGAAAGCAAAATTAGCAGAAGATTTAAAAGAAAGAAATGTTATATCATCTGCATCTGAATTAGAAGATTGTTAATTTTATAATTAAATATTTATATACAATGATACTAACAACAATACAAAATAAAAACCTATTTGGAAAAACAATTAATGTTGTTTTGACAAATATTATGAGTTATGATTTGGGAAAGGATGAATGTAAGTTGAGATATGAATTGAGATTTAGAGACCCTAACAGAGAATCTGACGCAGTTCCTGATACTATTATAAACAGTGGAATTTGGGATGTACCATCAAATGTATTAAATGCATGGAGTGGTAGTAATACTTATTTAGCAGATAAAATGTGTGAGGAGTTTCAATTAACTAAAATTACGCATACATTATCATAATTTTCAAAAAACAAATATTTATTAAAAAGAAATACTATGGCATTAACTTACGAGTGGAAAATAACTCAAATTAAAAAAACAACTAATAATAGTGTTGATAACGCTATAATTGGTACTAGATGGGAGGTTAAAGGAACTGATACAAGTGGAAATGAAGGCACATTTGCTGGAGCAACTCCATTTACATTAGACCAAATCAATCCTGATAACTTTATACCATACAGCGAATTAACAGAAGAAGTTGTATTAGCTTGGATTAAGGAATATGTTAGTGGTTCAAATAGAGTAACTAATTATTGGGACCATGTATCTGGAAAAATAAATGACCAATTAGAAGAAAAAACATCCGTTATTAATAATGTTGAGGTAGCTAATTTACCTTGGTCACCAATATCTGGTTCAGCTGAAGCTAATAGTGGTTCTTTATTGGTTTAATTAAAAATATTAACTTTAAATGTCTAAAGTGCAGATTTATAAACAAATTTGTGTTTTGGACATTTTCTTTATATTTATATAAGTAATTATATAGGACTTTCTTAATTACAAACTTAAAATACAAATTCGAAAAATAAAATGGCAGAAAGAATCGTATCACCCGGCGTATTTACAAGAGAAAATGACCTTTCCTTCTTAGCGCAAGGAGTAGGTGAAATTGGAGCAGCATTTATAGGACCTTTTAAACAAGGACCTGCATTTGTTCCAACTATTGTTAGAACGCAATCAGAATTCGAAGATATCTTCGGAACTCCTGATGGAACTTATTATACTGAATATGCAGTACAAAACTATTTAAGAGAAGCTGGAAGTGCTACCATCGTAAGAGTTGGTGGTATTGGTGGTTATACACAAGCTTTACCTATTGGTATCTTTGCATCTGGTGGTTTGGTTGGAGAAAAACTTATTGGAGTTTTATATTCAACTGAAACTGGTGATGAGGCAGTAGGATTTCAAACACCAACTGTAACAGCATCTGGACCTGGATTCGCATCTGGTTCTTTTGTATTATCTTCTTCATTTGGTTTTGTATCGGCTTCTATTTTAGAAACTGCTACAAATGATGTTGTAGATACATTTGGTTCTTCACCATTCGGAGCTAAAAAAGCATATACTTACGCTTATTTTAAAGATATTGCAACTGATAATTATACTAACGCAGCTTATGGTGTTGGTGGTGGTACATATGTATCAGCATCCGCATTACCATCGCAAGTGTATGGTGATGTATCAGAAGCTGAAACTCCTTACGTTAAATCTCAAAAAGATAACAACAACGTTAGATACGATTTATTTAAGTTTGTAACTTTAGGACATGGTACACCATATAACACTAAATTTAAGATTGGTATTTCTAATGTTAAAGCAGCTGGTGAAGATGGAGCAACTGATTATTCTGTATTCACTGTAACTGTAAGAGGATATAGTGATACTGATAAGAGAAAGACAGTAATTGAAACATTTAACAATGTAAACTTAGACCCTGCTTCTCCTAACTATATAGCTAGAAGAATAGGTGATAGATGGAATGAAATTGAAACTAATGGTAAAATAACTGAAAATGGCGATTACTCAAATAAATCAAAATATATAAGAGTAGTTGTAGCTGAAGCGGGTTCATTCCCAATTTCATCAGCACCATTCGGACACGCAGCATATGTTAATCCAATTGCATTAGCATCTGGAGATGCAAATAAAGTTCCTGCAGTAGTTTTCCAAACTGGTTCAGTAAATAACACATCATCATCTCCTGTATATTATTCTGGATTTGATTTTGAAACTATTGGTATATCTGATGATAACAAACAATACTTAAAACCAATTCCTTCTGGTGTAGTAACTGGAGCAAACGCAACATTCGCATTTGATTCGCAATTAGCATTTCAAATGACTGGTTCAACTTCATCTGATATGGTTAAAAGACAATTTGTGTTAGGATTCCAATATGGATTTGATGGTAACGCACCTGTTGTAAAAAATAACTTAGGTTCAGCAATAACTACGGCAAATTCGCAAGGATTTAACCTTTCAAATAACTCAACAAATGGTTCAATCGCATATACAAAAGCAATCAACGCTATTTCAAATGCAGATGAATACGATATTAACTTAGTTGTAACTCCTGGTATCATTCGTTCTTTACACCCTGCTATTACTACAAAAGTAATTGATATGGTTGAAGATAGACAAGATTGTTTCTACATCGCTGATTTTGTGGAAGTAGATGCATTAATTACTGAAGCAACTGAAGAAGCAAATTCAGTAGATTCTAATTATGTTGGAACTTACTACCCTTGGGTTAAGACAGTTGATACAAATAGTAACAAATTAATGAGTGTACCTCCATCAGTATTGATGCCGGCTGTATTCGCTGCAAACGATAGATTAGCAGCAGAATGGTTCGCACCTGCTGGTTTGAATAGAGGTGGTATTACTGGAGCAGTTAGTGTGTTGAATAGATTAACACATTCTGAAAGAGATACTCTATATGAGAACAAAGTAAACCCAATTGCAGCATTCCCTGGACAAGGTATTGTAGCATTCGGACAGAAGACATTGCAAGATAAGGCATCCGCTTTAGATAGAATCAATGTTAGAAGATTACTTATCACTCTTAAGAAGTTTATCGCTTCAACATCTCGTTTCTTAGTGTTCGAACAAAATACTTCTACAACTCGTCAAAGATTCTTAAACACTGTGAACCCTTACTTAGAGGCAGTTCAACAAAGACAAGGTTTATACGCTTTCAGAGTTGTAATGGATGAAAGTAATAACACACCTGATGTAATTGATAGAAACATATTAGCAGGACAAATTTTCTTACAACCGGCTAAGACAGCGGAATTTATTGTAATAGATTTCAACATCTTACCAACTGGAGCAAGTTTTAACGCATAATACGAAAATCAATAAAGTAGATATTTATTAATACAAATAAAAGGAATAAAAAATGGCAGAAATATTAGAGTTTGATAAGATGTTCTATACGAACTTCGAACCGAAGATGAAAAATAGATATGTGATGGAGATAGATAATATCCCTTCATATCTTGTAAAGGCAGCAAATAGACCTACAATTCAATTTGAAACCGTAACTTTAGACCATATCAACGTAAAGAGAAAGTTGAAAGGTAAAGGTGAGTGGCAAGATATAACTATCACTCTTTATGACCCAATCGTTCCTTCTGGAGCACAAGCAGTAATGGAGTGGATTCGTTTAGGACATGAATCAATCACTGGTAGAGATGGATACGCTGATTTCTATAAGAAAGATGTTGATTTCTATCTATTAGGACCAGTTGGTGATAAGATTGAACAATGGAAATTGAAAGGTGCATTTATCTCTCAGGCAAACTTTGGAGATTTAGCATTCGATTCTAACGAACCAGCAACAATCGAATTAACATTATCTTACGATTACGCAATCTTAGAATTCTAAAACATATTCCTTACGGAAAGCTACCGAAGGATACCCCTCATCAGAAATGATGGGGGTTTTTTA